GCTTCTGTACCTCGGCCAGCCCCAGCTGGCGCACCAGAGGGTTCACTCCGCTGGTTGTCTTCGGCGGCATCGCCGAGGCCAGCCCGCGCGATTGCGGCGCCAGGGGTGCGATTGGGCCAAGACTCGGGACAGCCATGGGCCCGCATTATGCACGGCTTCCGCGATGCGGGACAAGATGGCTAAGCCTTGGCAATCCGGCGCACATGCGCGCGAGACATGCCATGCGCTTTGGCAACGTGCATGATAGGAACGCCGTTTTTGACCGCCTCAACAACAGATGCACGGACTTCCGGCCCGTAACGGACTTGGCACGTCTTGTGCCCTGTTTCGTGACGGTAGGTGCTGTTTGCCTTCTTTGAACACCATCGGAGATTACTAGCTCGGCAATCCGTCTTGTCGGTGTTGATGTGATCAACTTCTGGAAGTGCTTCAGGGTTGGGCAGAAACGCTTCTGCTACCAAACGGTGAACGCGCCTTTGGTGCGCTCGGCCAAGAGCAACTTTTGGATACCCGTCGCCGTCCATCTGAACTTTCAACAGCGCGCCCTTGCGCTTGAACGGCGTGGTAGGCCGCCAAACAACTCGGTCAATACTGCGCACTTGCCCTAAGTCGCTGACTTCATAGGCTTGCTCAAACCCCACCACCGGTTTCCAGTTCTCTTGCTGCATGCAGTGAACTGTACCACGGCCACACTACCGTGACCAAATGACCGTTCTGCGGGGCACTGGCTTTACCCGGGCAACAGTCACTTTCCGGTCAATCAGGTCGGGCACGAAGGTCAGGGCCAGCGAGTCGGCCTTGTCAGGCGATTTACCCCCATTTTTCTTTAAATCCTTCTTACTTTGCAGCTGAATACGGAAGCGCGCGTCATAACCGTAGTCCAGGCTGATCAGCTGCTCGCCCAGGTCGTCGTCGTCCGGAATCTGGCCGTTTTCCAAGAACTCGCGCATCTTGCCCCAGCACTCGCTGCGCTGGTTGAAGTACTGCTTCTCGTCCTTGGCCGGCACACCCCACTGCACCGGAATCAGCGCCGGCAGGCCCTGCATGCGGCGCAGCGCCGAGTCAAGGTCGGCGCCGTTGCCGATCGCATCGTAGGCGATGCACGAGATCGGCCCTTCCTTGCGCACGATCTCGAAGATCCGGCTGGCCAGATCCACGCCGTCGAAGCCCGACAACGCGACTTGGAAGTGCACCTTGAGACCCTGGCGCAGCGTGATGACCGAGAAGTCGTCACCGAAGCGCGCCGGGTCGACGGCGAGGATCTTCGGGTGCGCCTGGTACATCGGCAGTTGCAGCCGCCGGCGGCGGGCCTGCCCGACGAGCTCGGGGCTGATGAAGTTGGCGTAGCCGGCGCGCGGGAACTCGCCCTTGACGCGCACGCGCACGAAGTCGCTGTCCTCACCGTATTCCTCGATCCATGCCTCGATCTGCTTCTTGTTGGTGAAGCTGACGGTGCGCGAGTCGACGCGGACGTAGGTGTTGCGCTTGCCCTGCGTGCAGTTCTTGAAGAACCGGCCGCTGGTCTTGGTCGGGTTGCCGTAGCGCAGCCACAGGATCTGCGTCTTCGCGTCGGTCAGTGCGCCCTCGGTCACGTCCCAGATCAGGTCGTCGATGGCCGAGGCCTCGTCGAAGATCACGACGATGCGCTTGCCCTGGTTGTGCAGGCCGGCGAAGGCCTCGGAGCGTTCCTTCGACCACGGGATCTGGTCGATGCGCCACGTCTTCTGCCGGTCGGGGTCGCCGGCGATGAAGATGGCCGTGGCGGTGAGCGTGAACAGCTGGCGCGCGATGAACAGCTGATACCACTTGCCCAACTCGGCCCACGTCTTCGTGCGCAGCTGCGTGTCCGTGTTCGCCGTCACGACGCCACGCGTGTCGGCGCTGGTGCTGATGGCCCACAGGATCGCCCAGGACACCTCGGCGCTCTTGCCGATGCCGTGGCCGGAGGCCACGTCTTCCTCGATGACGCAGCCCTCGGCGCCGCCCTCGCGGATCGCCTTGCTGATGCGCTCCTGCTGCTCCAGCTGCCACTGCTCAGGGCCGGTCATGCCTTCCAGCATCGTGCCGCGCTCGCCCCACGGGAAAGCCCAGCGCACGAAGCCCACGAAGTCGTCGTGGAAGCTGGCCAGCTTGTCGAGCAACTCGCCGACCTCCGAGCCGGCGTACAGGTCAGCGGAGCGGCGCGTCATGTCCACGGGCACCTCGATTCGAAGAAGGGGGTCGGGCGGCTTGATCCGCGTGTTGTGCGGGTCGTCGAGCGGGCCGCTGCGGGTGAGTTGCTTGAGCACCGGCTCGCAGCTGATCGGCGCCAGCGCGAGCCGCTGCATGAACTCGGTGGGCTGCACCGGTTCGTAGAACTTCTTCCACATCCCCGACGACCATCGGTTCAGGGTCTTGAACCCCTTCGGCCGCGGCCCGTGCCATCCCTGCTTGTGGTTGTTCGGGCCGGGTCCGGTCATGTCGTCGGGTGGGGGCGGCTCTCAGCAGCCGCCGTTGACCCTGGTCTGGCAGACGGGGTTGCCCGGCGCCGGCGCGCCGCTGGCAACGCGCTGTGCGCGCGCCTGGCCGGTGGTGCGCGATGCGGCCAGGGTCTGACCGATGCCGGTGGCTTGCGCCTTGAAGTCGGCGGGGTTGACGGCTTGCGGGCGGTGGGTGGAGGTGTCACCAGATTTCATCGTCGCTCTCCTGATCAGGACTGGCGAACTCGTCGCCGGGAGGCTCGGCCAGGATAGGCTGCGCCTCCCCGATGATACGCGCGTCCTCCGGCATGGACGAGTCGATCACAGGCCGCGGCGGGTGCACCTCGTCGGCCATCGGGAGGTCGCTGCCGTCGAGCCGGCGCTTGGCGGCGTTGAGCCGATCGGCCAGCGCTGTGGCCAGCGCGTTCACGCCGTCGTCCTCGGCGCCGACGATCTTGAAGTGCCGCGCGAACAAGGTCAGCGCGGCCAGCTTGTCGGCGCGCTTGATCTTCTTGACGGTGACGCTCTCGACTGTGGGGTTGCCGTCGTCGTCCTTGACGATCTTGTCGCGGATCTCGACTTCGACTTGCACGATGGTGGAAGCCACGTGGTCCGGCAGCGCGTTGATCGGGATGAGGTTGCCGTCGTCGTCGAAGAGGTCGTTGGCGGATTGGAAGGCGATGTCGGCCAGTTCCTTCTTGACCTTCTCGGCGGTGATGCCGACGTGCTGGAACTGCAGCGAGTTGAGGTAGCGGATGCGCGCAGTCGCCTCGGCGTCTTGGAGCAGGTTGCGCGCTGTGGTGGTGGTCACCCCGGCCAGCTTCGCCGCCTGCCCGCGCGAGCCGCTCGTGGCCACGTAGTGCTGCACGAAGGCCTCGTGTTTCGGGTCGATGAGGGCGACGGAGCCTGGGTAGGTGGGTGCGAGTACGGCGCTCATCAGATCACCTTTCGGAGTTTGGGGCTTGGGGCTTGGGGCTTGTGAATCTGCGGTTTTTTGCAAACAAGTCCAAATTTGAAAATTTCCACAAAAATTTTTTCCGGGTGGGGCCCCAACAAGGGGTAGAGGGCCTTGTGTAAAAGAGGGCCTCCCCCTACCCCCACCCCCTCTTTTTCTAGGAGTCGATCGCTGCGGCGCGTTCTCCGGCCGGCCGAGTACCAAGCCACAAGCCGCGAACCGCCAGGCCACGCGCTGCGCCACGGTTCGGAGCTCGGCGCGCTCCGACAAACTATCCACAAGCGGGACATGCCAGTTTCAAGGCCTCACCTGCGCTAACGGGTGTTATGTCTACTCCGCCAAAGCATGTTGAGGGTTAGTTATCCACAGTGGCCTGGTGCGCGCGCAGCTGGGCATTCCAGTCGCTGACGTGTTTGTGGCAACCGGAGACCGCAGAGACCCAGTTGGTATTGCGGATCGCGGCTTCCGCTTCTGGGTTTGTGGGCATTTTCATAAGCGAATCAAGTACTTGCGCGACACAAGCCTTTGCCATCTCCAGCGGGTCGACGGGTTGCAGACTCTGCCAGCTGGCGACTTTGGCCAGATTCGTGCCGAAAACGAACAGAATCCCGCCGGTTTCGGGCCCATTACCCTCAAGTCTGTGAAGATCGGCCATGGTTTTTTCAGATTGTGGGACGTTTAGACAGAATATTGCATAAGAGTGGGGGTTGTCAAGCAAAAAATTGCTAGGGACCGAATTTTGCGTGCACCAAAATGGTGCATTTGTGTCTGGAATCCAGACACTGCGAGCTAACGTGCAAAAACTTTCAAGTTTGAGGGGGTGCGATCTTCAAAGTTTTTGCTTTTCTTTGCAGGTTTGTGCGCCGATACTCTAGCCATCGCAACCGGAGACCCTGCAATGTCTGACGCCCTCGCAGTCCTCGCCATGTTCGCCAGCTTGGCAGCTTTCATGCTCGGCACGCTGGCCTTGTTCGTTGGGGGCGTCGCCCTCGGCATTCCCGT